AGCAATAGATCAAGTAACAAGATTTAAAGACATACCACAACCAGGAGATAAATTAACTTATGGTGAGTTAAACATGACATTTTTGGTTGATGAAAATTTAGAAAACTTCCAAGAAATACACGGTTGGCTAGTAGGTTTAGGTTTTCCTAGAGATCATTCAGAGTTTCGTAACTTAATTAGTGCTGGTACAGATAGATTTCCTATATCAAATGAAAGTGTATCAACAGAACCAGGTAAGGTTAAGTTTGGAACACCAGATCAAGGGCCTGCTTTATCAGACGCCACACTAACGGTATTATCTAGTAAAAACAACCCACAAGTAGAAATAAGATTTAGAGACCTATTTCCTGTGTCTCTAACAGGACTACAATACGATCAACAAGCAACAGATGTTGAGTATCTAACATCAACGGTAACTTTTAGATATACGATATATGATTTTGCTAATGTTGGCTCGTCATTAACACAAGTAACAACCTCTTAAAAGCTTTACTTTTTTTGAGTTTTGTGATATAAAGGTTATATTATGGATTTAGAACAATTACAATTAGAAGCTGATAAAGATTTAAAAATTAATGATACTGAACTAGATTTAGAGTCATTAAAAACACCTCAATTACACAACAAGTATATGAAGCACTTAACAAAATTTAAGTTGTTGTTAAGTAAGGCCGAAACTGATTATAATACTATGAAAAAAGATAAATGGGAGTATTATACAGGTAAAGCGCCTGCTGAAGTATATGCTGAGAAACCATTTGATTTAAAAATTTTACGAACTGATATAGACAAATATTTAGAATCTGATACTGAACTACAACGATCAAAACAGAAAGTTGATTACCTTGAAACAACGGTAGATTTTTTAGATAGAACTATACGACTAATAGCAAATCGTGGTTTTACAATAAAGAACGCTATAGACTGGAGAAAGTTTACTAGTGGAGCTATCTAATGAAAATACAAGAGCTGAAAAAAAATACATCAATTTTTGTTACTGAATTACCAAAAGAAATCATAAAAGAAATAGATAAGTGGGTTATTGATTGTAAAAAAATCAAAAAAAACAAACTATCATATCTCAAAGAACATGATAATGTTGGAACTGATGGTAATTCTTATCAAGTGAGTATTCCTAAAAAACATATTGATGATGGATTTTTTCTGTCTTATCTTTTAAGATTTTGTGAAAAAACTTTTGGTGGTTTTCATAGAGACTATTTTATGAGAGAACATCACGGTCATTTTGATGGTTATGATATATGGGCCAATTTCGCATATAAAGATAACTATAATCCTATACACAATCATACTGGTTTTTTATCTGGCGTAATATATTATAAAAATAAAGACATTACACCAACACTTTTTCCAAATGATGATGTAGCATATGGTGGTGATGAAAAAACAATGATTATCTTTCCGTCTAATAAATGGCATAGAGTAGATCAACAGAGTTCAACAAAAGAAAGAATTACTATAGCTTTTAATATATGGAAACATGACCGTAACTAGATATTTAATTGTAGATAAGATAGATGAAGTTTATCTTAAAATTGAGGCAGACGCCGATATAAGGCGTGAGTTAGGTGAATATTTTACCTTTGAGGTGCCTGGTTTTAAGTTTATGCCACAATTTAGAAATAGAGTGTGGGATGGTAAGATTCGTTTATTTTCTTACGCTACTGGTAAAATCTATACTGGTTTGTACCCTTATATTCTAAATTGGTGTAAAGAGAACAACGTACAGGTTGTAGATGGCACAAAAATTAAAGATACTAAAGTTGATATATCTAAAGTTGACGAATTTATAAAAGCTCTAAAGATACCTATGGATGTTAGAGATTATCAAAAAGAGGCCTTTATTCACGCTGTACAAAAGAATAGATGTTTATTATTATCGCCAACGGCCTCTGGTAAATCACTCATAGTTTATTTACTTACAAGATTTAATCAGTTAAGAATAAAAAATAAGATATTGATAATTGTACCAACAACATCACTAGTAGAACAATTATATAAAGATTTTAAAGATTATGGTTATAATAGTGACAAATATGTTCATAGAATATATGAGGGCCATGGTAGAGAGACAGATAAACAAATAATAATATCTACTTGGCAATCAATATATAATCAACCAAAAAAATGGTTTAGTCAGTTTGATATGATAGTGGGTGATGAAGCACACTTATTTAAGGCCGTTTCATTAACTAAAATTATGACTAAACTAACAAAATGTAAGTATAGAGTTGGTCTAACTGGTACTTTAGACGGTACAAAAACACATAAATTAGTATTAGAGGGTCTTTTTGGTAATGTAAATAAGGTAGTATCCACAACGGAATTGCAGGAGAAGGGAAAACTAGCTGATCTAAAGATATTCTGTTTGGTCTTACAACACGGTAAAACGGAAAGAGACTTTTTAAAAGATAAAAACTACCAAGAAGAAATGGATTTTTTGGTGACCAATGACAAAAGAAACAAATTTATACGAAATTTAGTAACAGGTTTACAAGGTAATACATTATGTTTATTTCAATATGTAGAAAAACACGGTCAAAAATTAAAAGAAATGATAGAGGAAAAAGCAGATGATAAGAAAATTTTTTATGTTCACGGAGGCGTTGAAGCGGAGGAGCGAGAGAAGATTAGATTTATTACAGAAAAAAGTGACAACGCTATTATTGTTGCCAGCTTTGGGACTTTCAGTACGGGGATTAATATTAGGAATCTTCATAACATTGTTTTTGCTAGTCCTTCTAAATCTAGGATAAGAAACTTACAATCAATTGGTAGAGGTTTAAGATTAAAAGATAATAAGTCAGAGGCCACATTATACGATATATCAGACGATTTAACACATAATGGTAAAGAAAACTACACTCTGGCTCACTTTAGAGAACGAATAAATATATACAATGAAGAAGATTTTAATTATGAAATCCATAATGTGGATTTAAATTAATGCATCAGCCTATGGAAAATATTAAAATAATTAAACTAATAAACGGTGACGATATAGTTTGTTCTTTTCCTAAAAAACAATTAGAACAAAAATCACCTTTAATTAGAATAGTAAAACCATTACTAATCAAGTATGTGCCTCAACTCACACCTATGGGTTTTAAAGATTATATTGCTTTAATTAAATGGGCGGCCTATACTAATGATTCAATAATTACCATACCAAAAGACAAGATACTTACAATAACAAATGCCAGCTCGGAGATGGGGAAATCTTACGAACATATGGCTGTAAATTATGATAAAATTGATGTGCCTAAAAAAGATGACCAGGCATACACAAGAACACACTTTAGTAAAGAAGATAATGCTAAGATAAATGAAATATTTGATGAACTAGGAGATGATGAATTAAATGATATTAAACAATCTTTTAACCCCATTAAAAAGAAGACTCTCCACTAGGAGCTGTTTCTCAAAGGCTACACGCCTATTATACATAAATCCACCGAAAAGTCAATGCTGATATGAGACGAAGAAATTTTATTGCTAAAGAATTATTGACACCAAAATTCAAACCGAAAATTGTCAAACCTAAAAAAGGCAAAGGCAGTTACAAACGACAAAAAATCAACACAAGCTTGACAAATAAAACAACATAGAGTATATTAATATTATGGCTAAGAAAAAAACAGAACATTATGTAGATAATAAAAAATTCCTGGAAGCAATGAAGGAATATAGAAAAAATTGTAATAAGGCAAAAAGAGAAAAAAGAAACAAACCACCAGTTACAGATTATATTGGTAGTTGTTTTTTAAAAATAGCAAATCACCTATCATATAGACCAAACTTTATTAATTATACATTTAGAGATGATATGATTAGTGATGGTATTGAAAATTGTTTACAATATTTAGACAACTTTAATCCAACAAAGTCTAATAATCCTTTTGCTTATTTTACTCAAATAATATATTTCGCTTTTGTTAGAAGAATACAAAAAGAAAAGAAACAAACAATAATTAAACAAAAGTTAATACACGAAAATAATTTAGACGATTTTACCTTACAACCAGGAGAAGACGGCGAATTTAAGAATCAATTTAGAGAATTTTTACAAAAGAATACACCTTTACAAGAACCCGTAAAGAAAGTAAAAAAGAAAAGAAAAACTAAATCTGGTCCTTTAGGTTAATATGAAAATAGCATTATTGAATGACACCCATTTTGGCTGTCGTAACGACTCACCAGCGTTTATGAATTATCATAATCGTTTTTATGATGAGATATTTTTTCCTTACATAGAAAAGAACAATATAAAAACACTTGTTCATTTAGGTGATGTTGTTGATAGAAGAAAGTTTATTAATCATAATACAGCACATAATTTTAGAGAGAAGTTTTGGGATAAAATACATGACCTAAAAATAGACACTCACATTATTATTGGTAACCACGACACTTATTATAAAAATACAAACGAAGTAAATGCCATTGAAAACTTAAACATAGGGCCTGATATAAAAATTTATACACAACCTAGAGAAGTTGATTTTGATGGCACACTAATACAATTCTTACCTTGGATTTGTGATGATAACTATGATGATTCAATACACGCCATAGATCACTCAAATGCCGATATATGTTTTGGCCATTTAGAGATAAAAGGTTTTGAAATGCATTCTGGTCATATGAATGAACATGGCTTAGAATCAGGACAATTTAAAAGATTTGAAAAAGTAATATCTGGTCATTTTCATAAAAAATCAGATGATGGTCACATTTATTATCTTGGCACACAATACGAAATTATGTGGTCTGATTATAACTGCCCAAAAGGTTTTCATATATTTGATACACAAACAAGAGAGTTAGAAAGAATAGAAAACCCTTTAAAAATATTTAAAAAGTTTATGTATGATGACACAAAAACCAATTACGATCATACTAGTATTCAACCTTATGATGGTTGTTTTGTTAAATTATTTGTGTCTCAAAAAACAAACGAAGAAATGTATAGTAAACTAATTGAAAGATTTTATAATGAAATAAATGTACACGAACTTGTGATAGTAGAAGACCCTAGCGATATAAGAACAACCGTCAGAGACGATATATTAGATCAAGGCGAAGACACACTTACATTTTTAAATAACTATGTAGATCAAATAGATACCGATTTAGATAAACGTAAACTAAAAGAGTTTGCCAAAGAACTATATGTAGAGGCTAGTGAATGAATAAAATTTTAAATTATCAAAATATACCATTTGGGCCTTATGTTATGAAAACAAAAATACCTGAATATATGAGAAAAAGATTATTAAAAGATGGTAAAAAAGATTTAGCAAGTTATCATAAAAGTTTAGCTGGTCATTTAAAATCTCAATGTTTGTATGGTCCAGAAACTACAAAATGGTTCTATGAAGAGTCAAATTTTATTTGGCAGGCTTATAGAGAAGGCTGGTCTAAATGGGCAAATAAACCTAATCTTACTATTGAATTAAGTGCTCACGATTTATGGGTAAATTTTATGAAATCTGGCGATTTTAATCCACCACACTATCATGGTGGTGATTATTCTTTTGTTATATTTTTAGACGTGCCAAAAAAATTAAAAGAAGAACAAGATAAATTTGAAGGCACGTCAGCCACGCCTGGCTCTTTAATGTTTGAATTTACACAACCAGCAAAACCAAAATGGGCCTTAACAGGACACGCTTGCGAACCACAAACAGGAGATATGTTTGTTTTTCCAGCAATGTTACAACATTGGGTTGTTCCTTTTAAAACAAAATGTACAAGAGTTAGTGTATCTGGCAACCTTGATATAGTAAACAGAAAGAATTTACCAGGTGATTACTTTTAAAAGAATAAAATATAAAAACTTTTTATCTACTGGTAATACGCCAATAGAAATAGATTTACACAAGTCAAATACAACTTTAATTGTTGGTAGTAATGGCTCAGGCAAATCAACTTTATTAGACGCCTTGTGTTTTGGTTTATTCAATAGGCCATTTAGAATAATTAAAAAAGAACAAATGATAAACACAATTAATCAAGGTGATTGTGAAATAGAAATTGATTTTATAGTGGGTACAATACCATATAAAGTTATTAGAGGTATTAAACCAAATATATTTGAAATATACAAAAACGGAAAGTTAATTAGTCAAGACGCCTCTAATATAGATTATCAAAAATACCTAGAAAACAATATAATGAGATTAAATTATAGGTCGTTTTTACAAGTTGTATTATTAGGTTCATCATCATACGAGCCATTTATGAAAATGAAACCACGATATAGACGAGAGGTTGTAGAAGAAATATTAGACATTAGAGTATTTGGCCTTATGGATTTAATATTGAGACCTCAACAATCAGAATTAGTAAGAAATGTATCAGATTTAGGCCATCAATGTGATCTAATAGAACAAAAGTACGAGACTGAACAAAAACACTATAAAGCTATTTCCGACTTAA